GGTCAGCCGACGGGCGTAGCTCATCCCACCCCCAGCGCCGCACGGGTCGAGGGCTGGGCGAGCTCGCCGCGGAGCTGGTCCACCGCCTGGCGCACCATGGCGGCGGCATCATCGAGGCTGACCCACCTTGAGCCGTCGGCCTGCTGCATCACGGGGCCGGTCTGGATGTTCACCACAGGCCGGCCGCCGCCAGGGGCTGAGCCATTCAGGACGGCAAGACCACGAGCCCCGCCCAGATAGGCGGCAGAGGCGGAGGCCATTCTGCTGGAGGGGATCACGTACTCCGGCTGGCCACCCTCGCCAACCTGGGCGATCGTCGGGCCGGTGACGTAGGCGCCGGTCGCAAAGCGGGGGATGTTGACATTTGGTAGAGGCGTAATATCTGGGCCAGGCAAACGATTAAATGTTGCTATTGCCCTATTAATTTCATTGGTTACAGATTGAAGCGAGCCAAAAATACTGCTAATAAAACCGTTAAAAGTGCTTTTTATTGAATTAACAACATTGTTCCATAAATTAGGGAGAAAGTTTGCGACACTAACCATTGCGCTTTTTAATCCGTTTGTTAGTTGAGTCCAGGCGTTAGATATTGGCATTGTTACGTTTTTCGTGAAAAAGATTGAGATTTGACTCCAAGTTTTCTTTAACCAATCCCAAGCCGCCGTAACCGGTTCCCTTAGTACAGTATTCCATAAATCAATCCACGGCTGTACGTAAACAGTATGTAAGATTTCCATTACAGCTTTTAACACCGCATCAAAAGCCGTTTTCATGTATTCCATAAAACTAAAAATAGGATCCTTAATATCTTCCCATATATTGATGAAAGGCTGAATAAAAATTTGCCAGGCAATAGCGTATAAAGCCGTAAATGCTGTAGTTGCAACATCCGATAACCATTTCCATAGCGCAGTAATCGGCTCTTTTAGCGTATTATTCCAAATGTTTACAAATGGATCAACAAAAACAGATTTAATGGCAAACAGTAAACCCTTGACTCCGTTAGCAACCTCTTGCCCTAACCAACTCAAAAAACCGATTATAGGTTCTTTAAAAACAGCAACCAACCCTATAACAGCAACAGAAGCAAGCGCAATCCATCCCGCTGGCCCCGAGAAAAAAGCAGCCATAGCAGGAACAAATGTAGAGCCAACCCAGGCCAGCAATCCGCCAAGAGCGGCTTTAATGCTAACCACAATGCCAACCACAATGCTACTGCCAACAAGCTTTGCTATCCCACCGTGCAGCAGAGCAAACGCCTTGGCGGTGTTGATGATGATGCCCATCAGGGGCCCCCAGGCGATCGCGATCGCAGCGCCGTAGCCGATGGCCGCCTGCATCCCAGGATCCAGTCGGTTGAACGCATCGATCATGCCGATCAGGTTGTTGGTCACCACCTCCAGCGAGGGCATAAGGGCCACCGCCAACTTGCCGCCCAGGGCGCCTACACGCATTTGGAGCGTCTCCATCGCGTCGCTCAGCTGATCACTGGCGCGGGCTTGCGCCGTGCTCATCCCCTTGAGCCTGCTGATCGCCTCCCCGCCCTCATTGAGCATCGGGATCAGCTGGGCACCGCCGCGGCCGAACAGCTGCTGCGCCAGGGCCGCCTTATCCACGCCATCGGCCATGGTCTGGAACCTGTTTGCCACGTCGATCAGCACATCGCCGCTGCTCCGCAGCTGCCCCCTCGAATCGCGGACGGCAATCCCCAGCTCTCGGTAGGCGTTCGCGGCCTTGCTGGTGTTGAGGCCCTCCATATCCTCGCCGCCGGCTGGGCCGCCCTTCAACGCCTCGATCCTGGCCAGGGCCTGCGCCTTCAGTCCTTCGATGGTGGCGTCGGTTTCCGCCTTGATGCCAGATTTGCGCTGGTCAACAGAGGCCCGGATCTCCCGCTCCTCCTGGCTCCGCCGGTCGTCGATCGCGTCCTGCTGCTGCTGGCGCTGATCCCTGAGTGACCGCTGCAGCTCTCGCGACCGCAGCGCATAGGCGTCGCGAATCTGCCCGGCCGCCCGCTCCTCCTGATCCCGCAAGCCGTCCAGCAGGTTTTGCCGTGCCTCATCTGCCAGGGTCCGGTCTGCCGTGATCGCCCGCCGCTGAGCATCGAACCGCCGTTGCGCCGCCCGTGTCTCGGCGTTTTCCTGTGCCTGAAGCTGGCGCTCCTGTTCACCCTGCAGGTCGTCGGCTCGATCGCTCAGCAGCTGCTCCTCACGTCGGTAGCGGCGCCCCAGCGCCTTCAGTCGGGCCTCGCTCTCGCGGTCCAACACCGCCAGCCTGGCGTCCGCCTGCTCACGCACGAGCTGGGTTTGAGCGCGTTCTCCGCGCTGGACTGCATCCACCGCCCGCCGCTGAGCATCCTCCTGACGATCGGCCAATGCCTTGGATCCATCACCGGCGGCCACCATGCTGCGGCTCATCCGCTGCAGCGCCATGGCGACCGTCCCGATGTCGGTGCCGCCAAGCCTGGCCGCCTGGCTGAGCTGGCTCAGCCGCTCAACGCTGACCCCCGTCCGCTGGCTCAGTTCCAACAGCCGGTCGCCAGTCTCAATAGACCGTTGCGCCAGGGCCACCAGGCCCGCCCCGCTGAGCAGCGGCACCAAGGACAGCATGGAGCCCGCCAGGCCGCCGGCTGAGCTGGCGATCCCCTCCAGCGCCCGCGTGGTGTTGGCGCCAGAGCGCTGCAGGTTGCCCAGCGATCTGGCAACCCCCTCGATGGCCTCCTTGCCCTCCGCCTTGGCGATGATCCGCAGCAGGGCCGACATCTCAGCCATTACGGTCAGCCTCCAGGATCGTGGTCTCGATCACCCGTAAATCCTCCAACAGCTGGCGCGGATCGTCTGCTGGGTACAGGCTAAACAGCCACTCCAGCACCCGGTAGTCGAGGCCCTCGCGGCCGTTCAGGCCGATTCGCCATTGCGTCTCCATCCGCAGGAACATCAGCAGGGCCGGCCAGTTCTCCGGCCATACCCAGCAGTCTTGATCGGCTAGCAGTTCGGCTGGCAGCTCAATGCCATGCGCCGCAGCATCATCCGCCAGCTTGTTGCGGCCGCCGCTTAGCCAATGCCTCGCGGCCTCTTGGAGGTTGGCTTTTTTGCGGCACTGCCCTGCAGGCTGGCTGACCATGCATTAATCACTGCAGCAGCCACGGTTTCAACCTCAAGCACCCGCTCCTTAGTTGCTGGCGTACAAGGTATTTCGTTACCATCATCATCAAGAATATTGTCCCATCCTATTAAGATTTCTCCAGCAATAAACTTAGGCGTCAAAACTGCCAGCTCTTCGTCAAGCTCAATCCCAGCCTTCAGTTCTTCGGCCCTTCTAGTGTACGCCTGCGTAAGATACTCAACTCGCTCCTGGCCAAGCCTGGCAAAATGACCGTCGAAACTTTGCTTCTCCCAAGCACCGCCATCGGTTGGCACTTCAAACTCAACCGGCCACTTGTAATAGGGCTTCTTGTCTAGCTTGAATGCCATGGTTGTGTTGAGGGTAAAGGCAGTCTAGGTGCTCCAGGCCTGGCGGAACCAGCCGCTATCAGGTGGGGCGATGATCAGTGGCAGAGGGGAGAGTGCTGATATGGATTGCCCGAAGTCAATGTACAAAAATGGCTTAGCCCCTGTGGTTCCGTTTGCATAGATCAAGGCGTGCCTTGCGGTTAGCGTTGTCCCCGATGAAGGATACCAAAGTATGGGGTTGCTTTTGAAAGCTATGCCAGTGGTGTTGTATGAGGCAAAGGTTACAGCGTCAACAGTTTTCGCGTTTTGCGTATAGCCTGCTCCTGTCGCGACTTGTGTAGCGCCAGTCTCTGCTGCTGATTTGGTGGTGTGGGTTCCGTTGAATGTGAAGCTTGTGTATAAATTAACCCTGAAATCTGGCGTAGCAGATGACCGCCAGGTGCCAGCCCACGCTTCAGCTATGACGTGATCGTATCGATAGGCGGTAAAGACTGTCATGTGAACACCAGTGTCAGTTCATCATTCCCTGCCGTGCTTGGGACCAGCCCTACAGGGACGTCTATCATCGTAATGTTGTCCATGTCCGTATAAGTGGGTGCCCCAAAGTTGCAGCGTGCGGTTACTGCGCAGCTGCCGCCAGCGCTGTCAGCATGGCTAAAGCTAACCGTGCCGATAGCGCTAGTGGTTGCAGCCGTGAAAGTGTTGTAGGCTGACAGGGATGGTGATTCAATCACGATCTTGCCGTTAGCCTGGCGGTCGTTAATTCGCACTTGCTTAGTACAACCAACCAGCTCCCTGTAGTTGATGCTGTTGTTCAGGTTAAAATCAAACTCGCTTAAACAAGCTCCGTTCCAGCTATTGATAAGCAGATTGGTAGTGTTTGCGTTGTTGACATGTAACGGGTCAACATGATTTCCGAACGTTGCGGACGGCAGCGCTGTATCCGTTGGCGCTGCATAAATGCCGGTCATGTTAAACATGACGCGAAAGAACTCGCCCACCTTGCCCATAAGCTGAGCCGAGCCTCTACAGCCTGTTGCTAGGTGTTTTTGTCCGTCCATTCGTACATCCATGGTTAGACCGGCGATGTCGGCATTATCTGTTTTCAGGTTATACGTGACACTGGTACTTGCTACCACAGTCTCACCAAACCCACAAGCTTGCAGCAACCTGCCCCATTTAGGCGCCGTGCCGGCTACACCACTACCAGCAACATCAACCGAGAAGCTGAACTGTACTTTTTGGTTGATCAGGAACTTGCGCCGCGTGCCGAAGTGCGGCTGGATCGTGCTGCGCTCCAACTCGTCCGCATCGAGTGGAGTGATCTGCAGATCATCGTTCACCATGATTGCAGCCGTGCCGCCAGGGTTGGCACTGGTCCCGTAGGGGCTTTCGATGGCTGCCAGGAGCAGCCGTTTG